GCTGCTTCTTCAGAACGTGTTCACTGATTGCATAGATATATGAGCCGTAGAGTGTTCGGTGGCTGGCAGGCGTGGTAGAAATATTGCGTGGAGCTTTGATGTCGGGGTATGTCTCTGATTTCTGGAACGATTGCACCTCAAACTTAATGAAAGGTATCCAATTTAAAACGCGCTGCCAGCTAGCGCGCTGAGAGGGCCGGTTCTGATTAGCACAGACCGTTTCAATGTTCCAGGGCATGACAGTGCCACGGAGATGGGGAGGGACCAACGACATGATAAACTCTCGGACCCATCTCTGGACGTACTGCGGGGGTTGCTTTGTGTTGTTAATCTTCGTGAGGCGTTCCTCAACGCACTGCGTGTCATTGTTGAACGACTTACCAGGGGCCACGGCGCCGTCTGCGATTGGCGGACAGGCAGCGCTAGCGGTGGGAGCCGCGTCCTCGTACACGAGAGGCCCTGGAGCCTGGTAGTTGAGGGGATCAACTTCAACAGGCATCATGCGGGATTGATTTAACATCTTCCTCACGAGCTCAACGTTGTGAAACAGAAACGGAGCGTTAACAACGGCACGCTTGTCGGCAGTATGATTCAAGACGCGCTCAAAGTCCGCAAGTGACGGCATTTTCGCCTGATCATAGCGGACGAGCATACCACGAAGGGTGCTTTCTGCGACGGTAACACAGTGCGTGCTGCCGGAGTAAGCCATATGGTAGTATGCGTCTGCGCCACGGTAAGATCGCGTCCATTGAAAATCACCGTGGTACTGCTTGCGCTCGAACGCTGGTCCATCAAGCCATTTTCCGGGCACAACGGCGATGGGCGTGAGCAGCACGAGTATGTGCCGGTCATCAGTGGGCCGCGTGTCAACGGACCACACTGAACTCCCAAACCAGTGATGATATACTACGTGGTCTGTGAAATAGTTCCAAACCTGGTGCGTGTACCGAGCGCCGCCCGAGTAGGTGACGGTCAGTACATTGCCAGATGAGGTGTAATATCCATCTGGGATTTTCCCGGCAGGTTTGACAGCATGGAACGTATACAGACAGACCGGACGTAGTGGCTCAAACAGCTGCCTTGGTTCAACATAGTAGTCCACGTCCACTAACTTGATGACGTCCCGAAAATGGAACGGGTCGTCGATGATAGGCAGGCTATAGTCCTTAGCAACGTAGCGGTAACGCTGCCCGTGTAGTTTATCATCGATATCACGGTTGGACATCGAGATAGAATAGACTGTGTAGCCATGCCTTTGGATGAAATCATTAATCCACATTGAACAGCGACTACGGTCAGCTGCAGCGGACGGGTGGCTGTGAGCACTAGGGCCAATCTTGAACTGGGGGAGATCATCTCGACGGAACGCGTCCCGGAGATGCTTCCAACTACTGTAGTTGGGTCGCGGCAACAACTCTACGAACAAGCGGAGCAAGAAGCTCAACCCGGTGGCACACAGGGATACCCCGAGTGAAACTTCGAGCGTAAGCTCGGAAAGCAGTGAAGCTACAAGAGCGATTACTCCAATGCTACCACAAAGAATGCACACCGCAATGGCGGTCTTCCCCGCGTGGCGGGGGGCGTCCATTGTCG